TTGCTCCTTCACAAAAATTAGAACCAGGCGTGTATCCAGAACATATGGTCTATTTAAGATCAGTTGGTATCTGTGGTCAATCAGATTTAGTTGAAGTAGTCAATGGTAAAGTAAATATCATTGACTATAAGACTAATAAAAAAATTGATACAGAATCTTATGTAGATTGGGAAGGTAAGTCTGAAAAAATGAATCCTCCTCTTGATTCATTAGATGACTGTAATTTTAATCACTATGCATTACAACTTAGTATATACATGTATATTATACTAAAGCATAATCCTAAACTAAAACCAGGAAGAATATTTATTCACCATATAACCTTTGAAATAGAAAAAGAAGATGATTGGGGATATCCTATAACTAAGACTGATGAAAATGGAGAACCAATTGTAAAAGAAGTTAAACCAATTTCAATACCTTATCTTGTTGATGAAGTGATTGCAATTTTTCATTATCTTCATGATAACAAGGGTAAAATTAAAAAGAAATGATATTAACTAAACTATTTGATGTTCAAAATGGAGTAGTAATTCCAACAGAACATTGTTATACATTACAAGCTCTAAAAGATGTTATGGATGAATATCCAGATGACTATCTTAAAGTATATATGTATTTGTTCTATATGTGTTGTCCTAATCCAGATTTAAATCCATTTTTCTTTACACCAGATATGGAAAAAGAACATATGATTATAGATCAAATCGGTGCAGAGTTTTCTACTGAAGATGAAACAATCTTTAGAGCATTACAGTTTTGTCAAAAGATGTATGAAACACCTACATCCAGAGCATATAAAGGAATTGCATCTATGTTAGATAGATTGGGTAGATATATGGAAACTACACCTATTACACACGGACGTGATGGTAATATGAACTCTTTAATTGCTGCAGCAAAAAACTATGAAGCAATAAGACAATCATTTAAAGGTGCATATAAAGATCTACAGGAAGAACAATCAAGTAAAGTAAGAGGTGGACAGGGATTAGCATATGATTCATAATGAGTGAAATTTATCAAGACATACCAACCTATGACAATGGAAACTGGACAACCACAAGTTTCGAATCCAGAGAGGACTTCAGTAACTTCATTAGAGATTTATTCAAAGAACCAGGAAAGTATAACTTTAATGAAACAACAAATCAAATATTCATATCTGAATCAATCAAATTCAAAAAAGATAAAGTATACTGTACAGCACCGTTTAAATCAAGAGACTTTATAAACTACTGGGATGACCAGAAACAAAAATGCCGTAAAGGGATAATTGTTAAAGATAGTGATAATACATGGTTTGTAGCAAGAGAGTACTACATGTGGTTAAACTTCCTTCCAATCTTTGATAAAGAAATTCAACAGTTTGGTTTTGCTAAAATTAGAGATGCTCAGTATCATATGGCTCTCTATGAACTATTGGCAGAACTAAACTATAAACATGCTGCAATCTTAAAGAAACGTCAGATTGCTTCTTCATACTACCATATGGGTAAGTTTATAAATCAACAATGGTTTGAAGCTGGGGTTACTCTAAAGATGGGAGCAAGTCTTAAAGATTATATAAATGAAAAAGGATCCTGGAAATTCTTACAAGAATATGCAGCCTTTTTAAATGAACATACAGCATGGTACAGACCTATGTCACCTGACAAGGTAATGATGTGGCAACAGAAGATTGAGGTAAGAAAAGGAGATAGAAAAACAGAGGTTGGTCTCAAAGGAACTATACAAGGTATGTCATTTGAGAAAGATCCAACAAATGGTGTAGGGGGTCCGGTTAAATACTTCTTTCATGAGGAGGCTGGGATTGCTCCTAAGATGGATCAAACATATGAATATATGAGACCTGCAATGAGATCTGGTCTTATCACTACTGGAATGTTTATTGCTGCAGGATCTGTAGGTGATTTATCACAATGTCTTCCTTTAAAAGATATGATACTAAATCCTACGGCAAAAGATATATATGCTGTAGAAACAGATCTTATGGATGATAAAGGTACTGTAGGTCTCTCAGGTTTATTTATTCCAGAACAATGGTCTATGCCTCCATATATTGATGCGTATGGTAATTCACTTGTTGAAGAAGCAGTAGAAGCTTTAGAAAAACAATTTAAACAATGGAAAGATGAACTTGCACCAGAAGAATATCAGTTAAGAATATCTCAGCATCCAAGAAACATCAAAGAAGCATTTGATCATAGATCAGTATCTGTATTTCCTCCACATTTACTTGCTGCACAAGAGAGAAGAATAGAAGATAAAGAATACGGTTTTGAATTCTTAAATATCTCTACTGATGCTGATGGTAGACCTGAAGTTACTAAAAGTAACAAAAGGCCTATCATGGAATTTCCAGTAAATAAAAAGACAGAAGATAAAACAGGTTGTCTTGTTGTTTGGGAAAGACCAGTTAAAGATCCCAACTTTGGAGACTACTATGCATCTATTGACCCTGTATCAGAAGGAAAGACAACTACTTCAGAATCACTATGTTCCATATATGTAATGAAAGCACCTGTTCAAGTAACTAAACATACTGGTACAGAATCAGAAACTTATATAGAACAGGGTAAAATAGTAGCAGCTTGGTGTGGTAGATATGATGATATTAACCAAACACATAAGCAACTAGAACTAATTATTGAGTGGTATAATGCTTGGGCTCTTGTAGAAAACAACATATCACTGTTTATTCAATATATGATATCTAGACGTAAACAAAAATATCTTGTGCCAAAGAATCAAATCATGTTCTTAAAAGATCTTGGATCAAATAACAATGTGTTTCAAGAATATGGATGGAAAAATACAGGTACTTTATTTAAGTCACATCTCCTTAGTTATGCTATAGAATATACTAAAGAAGAGTTAGATCAAGAATTAAAATCTGATGGTACAGTTGTAAGAACAACATATGGTATTGAACGTATACCAGATCCAATGTTAATCAAAGAGATGAGAGAATATGCAGATGGAGTAAACGTAGATAGATTAGTTTCTTTTGCAGCACTTGTTGCTTTTATGAAAATCCAAGAATCAAATAGAGGATATAGTAAAAGGACAATAATGGATGAGACAGCTAAAAACTTGCAAAAGTCAGAAAATTTGTTTAAATTAAATAAGAGTCCGTTTAGACATATGGGCAGTAAAATAATCAATGGTAATGGTAGATTTAAAAAATCTGCATTTAAAAATATTAAATAATAGGTTATGCAAGTATATAACGCATTACAACTTAAGAAAGGAGCTAAAACAGAACAAAATAGATTGGGTAGTATTACTCAACCACTACAGTTTTTACCTAAGAAAGATAAAACAGAAGAGTGGGCTGCTTGGAACCTAGATTGGTTGGAATGGCAAGGATTAAAACAAATCCGTAGGAATGCCAGAAGATTAATGAAAAATTATAAACTTGCAAAAGGTATTATTGATAGAACTGATTATATAATTGAAGAAGATAATGAGTACAGAGATGTTATAGAAATATTAACTAAAGAAGATGTATCAGCTCTTGAACTTAAGTTTTATCCTATTATCCCCAATGTTGTAAATGTATTAGTTGCTGAGTTTGCTAAAAGATCAACAAGATTGAGTTATAGAGCAGTTGATGATTTCTCTTATAATGAGATGCTTGAACAAAAAAGAGCACAAGTAGAACAAACATTAATGGCAGATGCTGCTACAAAAATGTTGGCAGCAATGTTGGAACAAGGATTAGATCCTGAATCAGAAGAAGCTCAACAACAACTTACACCAGATAATTTAAAAACTTTACCACAGATAGAACAGTTCTTTAAAAAAGATTATCGTTCAATGGTAGAACAGTGGGCCGAGCATCAACATAAAGTAGATGTTGAAAGATTTAGAATGGATGAACTTGAAGAAAGAGCATTCAGAGATATGCTTATTACAGATAGAGAATTCTGGCATTTCTATATGATGGAGGATGATTACCAAGTAGAGCTTTGGAATCCGGTTCTTACATTCTATCACAAGTCTCCAGATATTAGATATATATCACAAGGCAACTGGGTGGGTAAAACAGATATGTTTACTGTGTCAGATGTCATTGATAAGTTTGGTCATGTACTTACTGAAGAACAACATAAAGCATTAGAATCAGTATATCCTATTAGATCTGCTGCATATAACATTGGTGGTTTGCAAAATGATGGAAGTTTTTATGATGGAACTAAATCTCATGACTGGAATGTCAATATGCCATCATTAGCATACAGACAGTACACATCATTTATGGCAGGTAATATACTTGATGGTTCTGATGTTATTACACAGATACTTGCTGAAGGAGAAGATTACTATGATCAAGGTACTGCGTACTTATTAAGAGTAACTACAGCTTATTGGAAGTCTCAAAAGAAAATTGGTCACTTAACTAAAATAACAGAAGAAGGTGAAGTAACTAATGAGATTATATCTGAAGACTATAACATCACAGATAAACCAATCTATGATACTAGACTCTTTAAAAACAAAACAAAAGATAATTTACTCTTTGGAGAACACATTGATTGGATTTGGATTAATGAAGTTTGGGGAGGAATAAAAATTGGGCCAAACGTACCTTCTTTCTGGGGTATGAATAATCCAGGTGGGTTCTCTCCTATATATATTGGAGTAAATAGAAATCATATTGGACCACTTAAGTTTCAGTTTAAAGGTGAAGCAAATCTGTACGGATGTAAGCTTCCAGTAGAAGGTTCTGTGTTTTCTGATAGAAATACAAAATCTACAGCTTTAATTGACTTAATGAAGCCATACCAGATTGGATATAATATTGTAAACAATCAGATTGCAGA